GGCCGCAGCTGTTCATCAACCATGACAACTTGAGGAACAGTGGGAATCGAACCCACTGCACAGAATCCTCTAGGATGGAACCATCCAAACACGCAGGTCCAGCGAACCTATCTGGCAAGTACGCGAGCCTCGCAGCCACAGTATGGGTTGATCGTCAAGAATGCTGTTACCAGCACCTCACTGCCACAACCCCCGGCGCCGTAGCAAACCGGCCATGGTGTCATGCAGCCCTCTCCAGTTACCCAGAGTAGGGACCGTTAGCCTAAGCAATCCTGACCCACCGTTGGACGAACCAACTGACGGTGGCCAGAATCCGGTACATGAGCCTCACACCAATCATCGTATACGAAGCACGACGCCGAAGCGCCCGTATCCGCCCTACTACTCGCGCCTTGCCTTGACAAAGGGGACTGTGGTCCTAGAACCCCAGCCGTCCTCAGCGATAACTTCAGAGCAGTTATCAAGCTCCGGTCGAAGCACCCCGGCTCCGCGGGTAAAACGACAACGTCCGAAGACGGAGTCATTCCGCCGGAAGTAGACAAGCTTCCACAGATCCCTACGAGAGAGACCTGCTAACTTGGCCATACGGGCTGTGACGAATCCCATCCCGTATAGGTCCACGCCCGTGTCGTGGACCTCCCACCAGCGCTCTTCCGCATCAGAATCAGACAATACATCGGATGACCAGGCAGACTTAACCAGCTCGAAAGCTAGCCTCGCCTCCCAACCGCTCACGACCGAAGCCGGGAAACGGTAACGACTCACACGTTGCCACCCGCGAGGGAGATCTTTGCATCTCATCTGTGAGTAAGAAAAGATGGGTAAATCGGGCTCGCTCCACTTCTCCAAGTAGAAGAGCTCTCTAAACCATAGGCCAGCGCCCATCAACGACTCCCTTCCGACCTTCATCCCCATCCCCCTTGTAAGAGATCTCCGACACCGACGAACGGCATCCTGGTTTTCACGAAGGAAAAACTCATCGAGTGGGATGCGTTTCCTTCGGCCGAAGCCAGGGCAATAAGAGTTAAAACGACTCTTCATGCTAGAGATCTTCTCACAGAGACGTTCCTTCGAAGACCAGACGGCCTTCGCGCGCAAAAAAGGAACGCTCTTACAAGACTTCTCCGTGGCCTTAAAGAGACACGAGTTCAAAGAAAAGAACCGCGAATCAACAAGTGTCTTACCACGGGAAATTGTGAGGCCACCCTTCTCAACATTCTTAAACCACGAATCGGCCTCCTCAGGCGTGGACCTGAAGACGATGTCATCGCCGTTTATCTTAACCGGCACGTCCCGAGGGACGCTGTATTTGAATGTGAGATAGTTGACCAAACAAAGGAGAGGGAATGAAGTCAGCTGCCCCATAAGCTGCCCTCTGGCCTGCTGACCAGAGAACCCTTCGCACTCCAGTTGAGAACTGAAGATACTGAGAGCGTGGGAACGAATGCCATCGGGCACACGGGTGGAGTTCCCAAGCAGCCTATGAAAGATTGCTAGTTGTAAGTAACTGTTCAAGTTGTCAGTGGCGGATTCGTAATCACCGCTGACATACACTTCACTGGGCACCCGCCCGAAGTGCTTGAACCGCGACGCCTTGGCGTCGCCGCGAAGCAACCAATCATATTTGGAGAGCCGGTCGTACATGCTCTGGTGCAAGGGACGAAGTGCGTTGTCAACCC